CGGACCTTATAAGATATATACTTTGCAGCAAGATCGTTTAATAGTGGTTGTAATTTAGTTGTTTTGATGGAAAACACACCTCCATACCAATCTAAAAGCTCAGCTATGTGACCCTTTTCACGTTCAATTGCTTGAGCAAGCTTTGGAAATATCACACTTCTGGATTTAATAAACTCTTTCAGCTTAATTTTACCATACGTTAAAATTGGTGTTATACTTTTCAGCATTGCATATTCATGTCTCGCAGAACCATAAGAACTTTGGTGCAGAGAGAGAAAATTTATTGGATCCATTGTAATATGAATGTCTGCATTATAAATCACTCTCTGTGGTTTTTTGACTACTCTAAAATATGATTTCTTCAACCATGCATTCCAAGTATCTCGTAAATAACGACGAATCTTTGGGAATGTATCACTCGAAACCTTTTGTACTAATTCCTCGTTTACTAGTGCCTCAGCGGTTGACTTAGTTAACTTGATATTAAAATACATAGCACGATTCAACAATCTAGATTCTGCATATTGTGTCTTTGAATACGCCTGCAGATTTACTTTCGGAAAAGCAGGTATATGAGGTACTATTTGAGATTCACCATCCCATGGTGTTATTCCAAAACCGCCCAATTCCCTAGGTACTCCGAGGGCAGCATAAGGTATGTGGTGTAAATTACACCAACGACGACTGACAGCAAACCACAACTCCATAATATTGCCGTTATGATATATACTCTCAATCCTTCTATTGATTATCACTATTAAGTCCCATAAATTACGGACTGTATTCTCTGGTGACCACGGTTCATTACTCCACGGTTTACGTTGCACAATACCTGGTATAGTACGACTTGGATAACCATAACAACGTTCTTCACTATACCATGTACGTAAAAATTCGTTTGCATTATATAAAATCCCAAATTTACCTTCTCCTCCTACAATATTATGTGCATCATATGCTTTTATTATATCAAGCAAGACCTTAGGATCATCCGCAATGAAAGCAGTATCATCGCCTTTGATATATGCTCGAACTGCACTAGCGACCAGATTTTTCCAGACTGCGTTTGCCCCACTACCT